CCGTAAAACGCAACTTCCGTATCGCCCAGCGGGAGAACGGGGAACTCGCCCGTCATGGACACTGCGCCGGAGGATGCGTACACATACCCTGCCTCGCTGTCAATCGTCACGTCCGCCGTCACGTTTTCCAGCGTGATCAGGTTTCCGCCGATGCTGATCCGGCACTCGCCGGAGCCCTTGACCACAATCTTGGGCAGCGCGTCGACGCTGCCATTATTGCTCAGCACGCCCGCCTTGGTCAGCGTCACCACTGTGGGTACCCGCTCGCGCATGATCGGCTGACAACGGAAAGTAATAGTAGCCCTGTCAAACATTTTTCCGCCGTATTCCGCGCGCGTATAGCTCACTTCCTTGAGCACGGACGCCTTCCAGACAAGCGCTGGATTATCGCTGGAATACAGGTCGCCCGTGCCGTCTGCCCAGGCATTGATGGCCAGGCGCGCAGAGGGCGTATCCGCGATCATCTGCAGCGACACCTTGACGTCATAAGGCGAATATCCGTCCACAATATGGACTGCACCCTCGCGCCCCGGGATTTCGTATTCTGCATGCCTCTGCCGGGCCTTGCGATGATCCGGCATGCCGCCCTTGGCGATGTACACGCCAAGGGATTCCGTGCTCACGCCGCGGAAAACAACGTAACTCATGCCTTACCCTCCCATGCCCATCAGGGTCTGAATATTGCGGTTGCCGATGGATCGGCTCATTTCCTTTGCCATCAGCGCAGCCACCGCCTTGCTGTCCACATTGATTGCCAGGGGCCTGCTGCTCATAACGTCTGCCAGCTGCTCGACCATGTAATCCACGTCCAGAGCGACGCCCTGCCCCTCGCCCCGGCGCCAGGCGGTCGCCTCGGCCTTGGTGAGGACGGCCTCGCCCTCGTGCAGATAGGCAGGGAATTCATTGTATGGCACATAGTCCATGCCCACTGCCCTGCCGCTACCGTTGAATCCATTGACGGAAATGCCGCTCGAGCCTACGCTGATTCCAGACATGATCGTTCCCATCTTCGCATTGATCGTGTCTACCCAGGAAGCAATGGCCGGATACTGTGCGGCAAGCGTGTTAATGATGCCGTTCGTGACCTTCATGGTGGCATTGATCGTCTCGCCTTCATCCACTTCCGTGCCGATTCTTGCAATGGTGTCGGTGATCTGATCCACCGTGGCGTCCACATCCAACTGTGCGGCGGAAATGGCTGCGGCAGCTTCGTTTCTTGCAGCCTCCACCGCTGCATACCGGTCAGAAATGGCCTGAAGCTCCGCATCGGATGCATTGGCGAAGGTTTGCAGCGTTTTCAAACTGCTTTGTTCACCTGTAGCATACTCGGCCAACAGGTCATCAGAAAGGCCGCGGCCCCGCAGATTTTCCACTACGCGCCCGTATTCTTCCCAGTAGGCGATCTGGGAGTCCAGCGCAGAAGCCATATCATAAAGGCTGTCTGCCTCTTCCTGCGGCTCAAACTTTTCAAACGTGCCAAAGATGCCCTTGAGGGACTGTTCAGCCGCCTGAAGGTTCTGGAAAGCATAGCTGTCCAGCTGCTCAAAGAGGGCAGTGATCTTTTCTTCCTTGTTTACGCCCATCAGCGCTTCGCCAAAATTCGTCAGCGCCGTGGCCGCCGGGGCCAGGAACTGGCCGAGTTTGTCCTTGACGACGTCCGTTGTCAGCGAAAACTCCTCGCGGGCCTGCTTGAGCTGGTTTCCCAGCGCCGTGCCGCTATCGGCCGCAATGTCCAGCGATTCCAGTGCGAACTCGGACAGCGCCTCGATACCCTGCTGCACCAGCTCCATGACGGCGTTTACAAGGCCATCGACTACGCCCTGCACAAGGGTGGACTTTCCGCTCAGGTCATCAATATCTTTTTCCAGCGTCTCGATGTCCGCATCAAGCGCGGCGATTTCCTCATCCAGCGCCGCAGTATCCACGTTGTCAATCGTTTCCTGCAGGCTCTTGCCCTGCTCGATGGCGCCCTGGATGCCTGCCTCGAACTCGCTGTTGTTCAGCTTCAGCGTGGCAAACAGGTCAAATAGGTTCATAGGTTCACCCCTTTACAGATTCCGGCGGAAAGGCCCTGCAGTATGCGCAAAACGCCAGCGACGCCTATTGGTCAGCCCTCATCGAGCCTTGACAGGAGCCACTCCCAAATCTCGTCTGCGGACCGGTTGTCTCTGGGAGCCAGGAATTCGCTCAGCGTCGGCAGCTCCGCGTCCTGCCCCGCGCCTTTGAGGGCAATAAGCCGCAGCACATCGGCAAAATACACCCGGACAGCCTCGTTTTTCCTGTCTGCATACGCCAAACCGGCCAGCGCTCTCACCGATGCTGGCCGGTATTTGTATAGCGTCACGATCAGGCGCTCATCACCATACGCAGACACGAGGCGAAAAAAGAAAGCATATCATCCGTCACGCCGGTCTGGAACACCGCCAGCGTATCGCCCATTGGCTGCTCCATGATTTCCTTTTCGCTCTTGCCGGAGATTGTCGCCGCCATGCGGATCAGGTTTCTCCTGTACTTGCCCAGAAACAGAGGAAGGATCGCGTTCATGCCCTCGCCAATTGCGATGCTTCCATCCTTTCGAAGCTCCGCCTTGAGCGTCTTCACCTTTTCGTCGCTCAGGATTGCCGCCACATCGGGCAGCAGCTTTTCCATCAGGTCGAAACCGAGTTCGGTATTCATTTCAGCCATTTTCATGATTCATCAACCTCCCATAGAATCAAAAACAGGCGGCGAGAAGTCCATTCCCGCCGCCCTTCTTATTCCTTTTTCAGGATATATGCACGGAAGGGCGCGTACTCCTGGTTTTCCAGATCGGCCTGGTGCGCCGTGAACTCCATCGGCAGCGTACCCTCACCCTTATCCGTGAAGGAAATCACTGCGCCAGCCAGATTCAGCGCATTGTCCAGCTCGATCACCATCAGACCATAGGCGGTGTCGCCCACCCAGGCCAGCTTGGGAATGTAGTCTTCATTCGCGATAGCCGTCCGGATCTTGATGGAGGTCTTCTGCCCCTCAGTGTCCACATCTGCGCACATGAAAGCACGCTTGAGGTTTTCCGGCGTCATCTCCAGCAGCGTGACGCTCAGTTTGATGGTCCAGCCGTCATTGACGGAGCTGCCCACGAATTCGGAGCGCTTGCCATCGGCCTCAATGTGGCGAATAGCCGCCGTGCTCTTGAAACTGCCGCCTCCGCGCGTCGCGCCCAGCCACTTGGTCGGGTCAGCCTTTGCCGCCACGAGGGCCTGTTTGGCTGCGGAATATATCGTAACCGCCGAAAAATCCACATCGGCCACCACACAGCCGGCATTAAGCTGCAGATTCTCGAAGGTCTGGGGAGTCAGGCCGGTCGTCATCTCTGCCATGGTTCATCACATCCTTTTGATGTCGTTAAGTCAGATAGAAATGTACTTCCAGCGTCGTGCGCCCGCCTACGACCTTGCGGTCCTCCGGATCCTGCACATTGCGCTGGAAGTTGCCGCCGTTGCGGTAGAGCATCAGGTAGCCGCTCTTACCAGCGTCCAGCCTTGCGCCCGAGGGGGGCACAGCCTCGGCGATCCGATCCATCACAGCGGCCCGGCGCTGGTTCACGCTGGTGCCGTCCTCCAGATCCCTCAGCCAGAGCGTCGCGCCGGTGATGGTGGATGACAGCGCGTCGCCGCTCACCACCTCAAAGGTGATATAGGGCAGCTCTGCATCCTCGGGCACCGTGTCCTGGCTCCAGGCCGGTACGCCAAAAGACGCCCAGAAGGCGTACAGTGCGTTTTGCAGTGCGGTCATTTGATCACCTCTGCGGTCACATACGAAAACCGCACCTGCGCCACATCGGGCGTGGTACGGTCAGAGGAATCGGAGGTCACGTGGTAGAGTCGGTTGTCCCGTACCCTCCGCAGCACATCGCCCTGCCTGAGCACAACGCCCACAGGCACGGTGATGCGGTAGATGGTTTTTGTCCCGGCGCGGTAGGCGATTTCGGCCTGCGTACTGGATTCCGTGGAGCATCCGGCCTGGATTCTCTCCTTGTCCGTGTACTTCTTCATCAGCCCGCCCATGCCGTCAGACACGGATTCATAGTCCTGGGTGAAAAAAGGCTCGAAGAAATCCTCCAGCGCCATCAATCCACCTCCGAGTACATCCGCCTGTAAGGCGTGAGCTGGGGCGCGAACACGGTGTCCCATGCCGCCGAGCCATTTTCTCCCGTTGCCCGGGTGTAGCTGTAATCGCCAAAGGATTCTGATTGCATCGCGCCCACGGGATTCCTGGCGTCATAGGCGTTGATCGCCTCATGCAGCGCCACAAAATCGTCGGGCGGGTGCAGCAGCCACACCACGCCGGTGAAGGTTTCGTCCGGCTTGCCCTCGGGCACGCTCTGCAAGTATCCGTTGCAGCACTGATACACGCCGTCGTGATACGCGCTGCCGCGAACCGCCACATACGGCGCAGAGGGCGCAGGCGTCAGCACGTTGCCCGTGATGTCAAACGCGCCCTCCACATATCCGCGCTGGAAAAAGTTGCGGACACGCCGCATCATGTGCTCCATGCTGATCGCCATTGCTTACTCCTTTTCTGCGGCCTCAATCGCCGCAATCATGTCCGCCTTGAGCATTGTCATGCTTACGCCGCCGATCCCCTGTGCCTGCGCATAGGCCATCAGCTCCGCTTTGGTCATCTGCGACAGGTCGGGTGTGAGGGAGCGGGTGTTTCAGGTCAGGCTGAACTTATACACGCCGTCGGGGTTGGTCACCTTGGCGCCGCACAGGGCCAGGCCCTTGACCGCATCAGCAAACTTGCGCTCGGGACGATATGCCTCGGTTTCGGTGATCTGGTTGGCGAAGGTGGCGTCCTCGGAGCGCATGGCGATCATGACGTCTTCCAGGCCGGTGGACATGTAAATCTCAAAGCCGGCAGCGCGGGCCACCAGGCCGTTGACCAGACGCTGCTCACCCATGCCACCAGTGACGAAACGGCTGTCCATCAGCAGCAGGCCTTCCACGGAGGGAGGGACGATCAGCTTGCGGCCCTCGCGGGGAACATTCTTTTCGTCCATCGCGGTCTTGATGGCCACGATCTGCTGGTACATGTTGCTCTCGGTCAGCGCGCCGGAACCGGCATTGGTAGCGCCTTCCAGCAGCTTTTCGATCACGTAGTCCTCAGTGTCCTGGGCCAGGCGATAGGATGCGTTGCGCATCGCGGCGTCCATCAGCTCAGAGCGGGCCTGGGCGGCGTCCACATCGTCGACATAGAAATTGTAATACATGCCGTGGTCGATCAGCAGGGTCTGGTCGACGGTGGTCAGCTGTTCGGGGGCATCAATGTCAGTGTTGGGGGTGTAGGGTTTGACGGTGATATCTTCCAGGGAGTTGATGTGCACCGTGTCGCCATACTGGCGGATTTCGCCCTCATAGTTGCGGTTGAGCAGACCGGCAACCACCAAATTGCGGTTGTAATGCTCCAGCAGTCGGGCTGCCCAAATTTCAGGAATAAAAGATGCAACAGACATATTCAGGTTTCTCCTTTCTTACTTCAGGGACGCCAGGTTGCCCTTGATTGCATCCCAGTTACGGTTGATTTCTGCGGGGGACATCTGACGGAGCTGATCGCGGGTGTACGTCTTGTTTCCGCCAGCAGGAGGCTCAAGCGGGGGAGTTCCGCCGGTGTTTTCCTGCGCAAAGCAGCCCGCATAAGCGGCCTTGAGCGGATCCACGAGGGCCGCTGCATCCTTGACCGCTTCGCCCTCCATTTCCACCTTCGCCAGGTCCACCTTGCCCAGCAGCAGCTCCAGGAACTCGTCCCGAGCCACGCCGGAGTCCTTCAGGGTCTTGCGCACGGCAGCGGTCTTGATGGCGTTGGCCTTTTCTGCCTCCACCTGCTGGCGATAAGCGTCGAACTCGGCCTGTACCTTGGCCGCGTCGCCCGCCTTGGACAGCTTGTCCTTCAGCTCGTCACGCTCCTTCGTGAGAGCTTCCACCGTTTCCGCTGCCGCCCTGGCGGTGGCCAGCTCCGCCTTGAGGCCGTCAATGGAATCGGTATGGTTTTCGATGATGGCATTGACCTGTTCTTCGGTAAGGCCCATCGACTTGAGAAAATTCCGGGTAAGTGCCATGACACATCTCTCCTTTTCTTCGGGGCGCAGTGCTTCGCGCCATAGATGTTGTTGCGGAGAGGTCGTTTTTCTCCGCTAATATGCAAACAGCCGGGGCAGTGCTTCGCTCCGGCTGTGGTTGCCAATTTACTTGAACCCCTGCTGCAGCTTGGCTGTCAGCAGCTCCTTGAGCTTTTCCCGGCTGTCCAGCACCGCATCGGTGATGAACGGCCTGCCCTTGAGCTTGTAGGTGCCCTCGTGGACATACACCGCATAGGGAGTGTCCGCCCCGACCTCCACCGAGAAAGCATTCTGCGAATCGCGCTGCACAGCGGCGTCGATGCTTTCAAACAGGCGGCCCGTGTCCACAATTTCCGTGTGCGGGGGATTGCCGTGCACGTCGGTGTAACCGTAGAGGATCTTCTCCTGCACGGCCTCGATCAGCAGCTCCGCCGCTGCGTCCATGGCCTCCTGGCTGTTGGTGCCAATCTGGCGCAGCACCAGGTCGGAATGATCCACAAACTTGACGTCCGCCATCACCTGACCCTCCTCACATAGCAGTGGCAGTTGATCGTCTCACTGGCCGGTGCGTCCGGGTCGCCGGGGTATTTCAGCCCGGGCAGAAATTCGCTGCCCACCTCGCGCACCGTGCCGGACAGCGCTATGTGGCTGTGTCGCGGCTCCCGGGCTGCGTTCGTGTGCACCCACTGGAAACGCGGCAGCTCCGGGCGCTTCTGATGCCTTTGTCGGGCATGTTCGTACTCTTTCAGATACTCGCCGATAGCCTTTCCCACGCGGCTTCCGTTGACGGCGCGGGTTTTCTCCGTCTGCGCAATCCTTGCCGCGCGGTTGGCATTGGCAGCGGTGACCTTCTGAATGCGCTCCATCAGGCCGGAGAAACCCTCCTTGGCCTTGATGTGTCTTTCCAGCTCAGCCTGCAGCTGTCGGCGAATGCCCTCGGGATCATTCAGTCCGTCCAGCGCTACCTTCGTCATGGGAGGCTCGCCCTCAGCGACTCGCCTGAGCGCTTCAAGCCGTCTCGCCGTCATCATCGGCCATCACCTCCCTGATTTCGCCAAGCGCGGAGCGGATCAGGGCCGCCGAATCCTGCCCGGCAGAGGCGATGGCCCGGGCAAGGTCGTCAATCAGTCCGCAAACGCGGATCTGCATCCGCGCCCGCTCATACTCGCCCTTGTCCTCCAACTGGCGGACAAGCCGCAGCGACAGCGCATGCTTGCGGATCACCGCAGCCACAGCCCCGTCATATGCCCGGGCAGTTGCGGCCAGCATATTCGCCTCCAGAGCGTCAGCCCTTTCCAGCGTCCTGCTTTTCCTCATTTTCCTCCTCCACCTCGTTCATCGCAGCCATGAGGACGGGAGTCTGCACACGGCTGAGCTTTTCCGCTGCCACGCGCTCCATGATTTCGGGCACCTGCTCCTGCAGGATGTAGGGATTGAGCTCCAGCGCCGTCTGATCGTCGATATAATCCCGCATCATGCCGATGTCCTGCACCGTCTCGGAACGGTTGACAATCTCCTGCCGAATGAACCGGATGTTTTCCGTCTGCACCCCGATCAGTTTGAGCACCTGCTGCACAAACCTAAAGCACTGCCACTCGTAGCGGTCGCACTTCAGGTTCAGGTTGGTCATCGCCGCCTGGATCGCCACGTTGGTCAGGCTGCCGCCGGTCAGCTCGTCCATGCTCAGGGCCATGAAGTCCTGATACAGCGCCTTTTCCAGCAGATCCAGCGCCGTCCTGCGCGCCTCGTAAGGCACCTCGAAGGCGTGGGGCTCTGCGGTGGAGTTGACGCCCGTGCCGTCGGAGATATTGGCGATCATACGCAGCTCGTTGATCTGACGGATCATCTCGGCCATCTCGCGCATGCTGCCGCCAAAATTGTTGATCACCCAGTACACGTCATTGGCGCGGTCCAGGTTATCCACAAAATCGGAGGAAATGCGGTCATAAGCGTCGATCTTGGACTTGATGGAGGGCGTGAGCTCGCTTCGCTGCTCAGTGTTGGCGTAGAGAGGAACAAGGGGCAGCGCGCCGTAATTGCTGCCGCCCATGATCATCACGCCGGCAGCATCCCGGGCGATCCGCAGGCGATAGGCCCGCTTGGGCTGGACCTCGGTCAGTGCATTATCCTTGTAGCGCCACACGTTCACGCCGTCTTCCTCAAAGAGGCGAATGTACATGGGCCGCTGCACGTCAATCTGCCAGAACTGCACGCCCAGACGCGGCGCGCTGGTCTCTTCATCCACCAGCGCCACAAAGCCGCTCAGCGCATCCCGCGCGGCCTCGATGACCTCCAGATGGTCCTCGTTCCAGTAGCCCCAGGCAACGCCCGCCACCAGCGCCTTTTCGCCCAGCGCTTCGAGCGCCTTGTCAAAGCCCAGGCCCAGCCGCGCTTTGGTGGCCTCGTCGTCCAGCGTCACGCCGTTGCCCAGCAAGTACTGGTTCTGCTGCGTCACGAAGCGGAAAAAGAAATTGGAGTACACGCGCGCGCCCACGATTTCCTTGTTCTCGATGATGGTTTTAACTCCATCGTAGGTGCTGCCAGGGTAGGCCATGGGGCGCAGCATGACCTTCTGGCCCACGGCGCGGTTGGCTCCGGCGAAGTAGTCCGCCGCTTCCAGCGCGTGCAGGAAGTCGTCAGACGCCTTGTAGCTGCGGACCACGTCCAGCAGCATATCCGGGCGCTGGAATTCGGGAGTCAGCTCCCAGTCCTGAAAGGTGTATTGGGTATACATGGGGGTCACTCCCTTCGGTCCAGAATCCGGCACACGCAGGCGGCGGAGTCGGGCGCGTCGTCGTGGTCGGCTGCTTCGGTATAGCTCAGTATCTGCGAAATGTAAGCCTTGTCCGTCCCCTCAAGAAAGACAATATTGGGCCACCATTTCCGCAGAAACGTTGCAATCTTGAAAAACTTGTTCTGATATTCGTTGTACATGCGGGCTTGTTCACCGTTACGCTGGAATTCCCGGCCAAGATAACCCTTGTCAGCGTTGGTTTCCATGTAGATCGGCGAACATCGCAATTCATGGGTCTTTTGAACGATGAAGTCTACCACCGTATCAACGTGTCGACTCCACAGCTTTCCGTACAGGTATAGCTTGTCTCCAATCCTATGCCCGCAGGTAAATGCAGTGTAGTCAGAACCACCATAAGACGCATCTACATGGGCTACACCGTTGTGCAGAAGCGTTACATCGTCCGTAAATTCCGGGTAAGTAGTGAACAGTGCACCTTCAGCCGCAGCCCACAGACCAAGGATGTATCGGTCATACAAAACCGTTCCCTGATACTCCCGTTTCAGATTCTCTACGAATGCGCTGGGGAGGAAGGGATTGTCGTCAATGGTGTAAACTTGGGAGAAGATATCCGCATCGCTGTCGAGAAACTCCTTGAGCCAGTGCGTGGGCCCCTGCGGATTATAAGTTCCATCAAAGCATGAATAGTCTTTGTCCAGACGGCTTTTGAGCAGGCCGAACACGTCAGGCGACCAGTCCGCGACTTCGTCACCATAGCAATACTTGATGGAAGATCCGCGAAGTTTTGACACCTGGGACAGTTTTTCAGCGCCCAGAGCGTAACATTTTTCACCGAACAGCACCACTGTGTTGTCTGAGGAGATGTATGCGACCAATTCATCTCCGTACAGCGTCCGCATCGGCTCCAGCACGTTTCGTTCGATGGTGGCCTTGGTGACGCCAAGAATCACCGTCAGGCCATCCTTTCCAGCACGTTCGCGGATACGAGACGGGATTACGACTCGGAAATCCATGTACGTCTTGCCGGAACGGGTTGCACCGCCCTTGAAGTTCCAGCGATGATTTCCTTCGCGGATGAATTGTGCTTGTTTAGGTGTCCACGTATGCGGCATCTCGCATCTCCTTTAACAAGCAGTCCAGCTTTTCCAGCGTTCCTTTCTGCTTTTCTGCTCCGATGGCATAGCGCTTCATCAGGCTGTCAGCAGCTTTGAGCCGATCAGCCAAAGAAGCATCGAGGCCAAAGGCGTCCTTTTCCTCGCCTCGCATGACAGAAGAATAAAAGCGCAGGACCTCATCAGCTGACGCCACACGAGCAGCGTCCTGATGGGCCATGCGCTCTTGTATATAGGCGGAAATCCTAACATTTCCTAACAATCGGGATGCTTGCACATCAATTCCCTTTGGGCTGTATCCTGCCTTTCGTGCTGCTTCAGATGCGTTGCCACATTCAATGTAGTAGTCTGCAAACGCCCTCTGTTTGGGAGTAAGCGTCATCCACCACCGCCGCCGTTCAGGATCGCCGCCAGCGCCTTTACAACGTCCGCCATTTGGTACGTTTCGCAGATGGAGACGTCCTTCATCTTCGATCCAACCTTGCGCTTTTCACAGACCACGAATTTCGTCACCATCCTTTCAGATCGTTCGGAATAGGATTGAAATTGATTGATTTTGATGTGACGGCCTTGCAGGGTGAGAGCTGTCTGCAATTTTCGCGCCGTAGCGTGAAGGTTCACAGGCAATCAGCGTCCTGGAATGCTTTCAAGAGTTTCGGGAACTGAAATGCAATCCAGTCCACCATTTCCTCGTTTTTAGACCATCCCGCATTGAATTGCAGCGAGGAATCATTAAGCCCGCTCTCGCAGAGAAATGCATGGACAATTTCATGCCGGAGGATTTCCTTTTCGACCTTCTTGCAATATTCCTCTGACTTATCCTCAAAACCTGGATAGGTTTTCATGTTAACAATTACAATTTCTTTTTCTGTTGAATCATGATAACCATCAATAGACCGCTTTTCAAAAATTGGCTTGTCTTTGTAATCGCATCGGATGACTACATAATCAGTTCCAAGAACATTAATTGTCATTGAACTCCTCCTTTCCAACGTCTCCCCCCAGCCCCCACCAGCCGGAGGCATTCCCGTGCGCCCATGCTGGCCATTGCGGACCGAATCGGGCATAACCCAGGCACACACCCCTGAAAAAGAAAGGAAGGAACGCAAAAGGGAGAAGGCACGAAGCCCTCTCCCCATGATTCCACGATACCATTGTAGCACGTCCTGAACTATTATGACTATTATGTTTCTTTCGCAGCGGCGATTTTCTTCTCCGCCGTGCGCAGGACAAGAAAGATATGCGACTCGGAGTAATTGATCCTGTACGCGATCTCCCGCACGCTCAGTCCGTCGATGTAGCGCATGCGCATGGCGGTCTTTTGCAGCGGATCGTCCATGGCCTCAATGATGGGATTAAGCTCCAGGCGCATATCATAGAGCTCCTGTGAAATGGCTGCATGAGCCTCCCGCGCTGCGGTCAGCAGCTCTACGCCTCTCTCCACCTGGCTCTCTCCGCCGCCTCCACGGGGCATGCCCGTGAGGCTTGCAGTACACTTGGCGGCCTGTGACATGGCCTTGTCGATCCGGAACCGTGCCATGGGGAGCCGATCGATCAGAAACCGCATTCTCCGAAGATCCATTGCATTCTCCTCTCTTTTCCTGTTCCGGCCATCACTGCCGATGGCAGCGCTGGCTTCGGTCGGCGATTGTTCCAATCGCTTTCCCTCGTGCGGCGTAAGCCGCACCTCCACTCGTTACTTGCGCCTGAGGTCAGCCATGTGAATTTCCAGCGCCCGGTTGGCCGCGTCTACCGCAGCCTTGCAGGACGGGTCCGTGGAAATAATCACCGCGTCGGGGTTCAGGGCGTGATAGTCAAACCAGGCCAAGTGATGGTCGTTGACCTGGGCGCGCTCCTGATGCTTTCGCATGAGGTAAGCGACCTCGGTCAGCACGTCAAAGACGCTTGAGCGGCCCAGATACCGGCCACGGCCTCGGGGATGGATGATCTTCTCCAGATTTTCCTGGAGGATCTGTGTGTTGCGGTACTCGGTCACTTCCATCCCTCCAGACTCCGGGCCATCTTCCCGGCGACGTAAGCCACCTGCACAAGCTCGCAGGCAGCCTGGAGCGCGGTCTGCTCCATGTGATACAAGAGGTCCTCCATCTGCTGCTTCTTCGGAGCCTCATCCCGCTGGAAGCGCAGGATGTAAGCCAGATCCGCATTGACCTTCACAATTTCGTCCTGGGCCTCCTGCACTTCTTCGGCCAGGGCGGTGTAACCCTCGGGGAAGCTGGGGAAGGTCGGGCCGTGGATTTTCTCGGCCAGGAAAGCCTCCTGGTCGCGCAGCTGGCGCATGCCGTTCATCAAGAGCTTCATTCGTCGTCCTCCGATTTGATGATAATAGGGATAATGTAGTCGAGGATTTTGATACGCTCCTCCAGGGAGGCAAGCTCCGAGTGCGGGGCGTTGGGCTTGGCTTCCGCGCGGGACAGGGATTGCTTGGCGTCGCGCAGGAGGCGATAGAGGTAGGTCAGGGCGAGGAGTTTCATGGCGTCACCTCCAGAAGCATCTGATAATCGATGCAACGGTCAGGCCTGCCCAAACGCCAACTGCCATGCAAATAAGGGGATTGTGACCAAGCCAACTCATGCCATAGCAGGTAAGGCAGGAGGTAATGCCGGATGCAATAGCTATAATCCATTTGCTCATGTGCTTGTCTCCTTTGCGTCCATCTTTGCGCCGCATCCGTGACACCAGTTATATGGTTCTGAGTCAAAGAAATGGCACAAGTGACAATAGCCATACGCCCCAATAGGAGCAAATCTGTCACCATTGCACTTAACCCAGTGAGAGTGCCGCACGGGTTCTGCTTCGGTTTTCTTAACATACTCATGGATGTATCTGAGACAATCATTCCACCCCTTGATGTATACCTTCTCGCTCCTTGTATTTTCCGGATAAGCAGTCATGGTTTTCCCATCCAGGTCTTTTGTGTTAATCATCCACATCGTCATCATTCTCCAATTCTTCCCAGTACCCAACAACATCTGCAGCTTCTGACACACAACTTGCTCTGATTAGAGTCACCGTTTTGCATTTCTGACAACGCAAAGCATATAAGCGATTCTCCATATATGCGTATTCAAGCGTATTGCCACACATAGTACAGCAATGCATTCCGTTGCATTTAGAGTCAACACACTTGCGGAACAAAGTAAAACCACGCAACAAAAGGTCATACACAGAGTTTGCTTCAAAATCAATAACCGGCATGTGCATCCTCCTTACGAACACCCATGGGACAGAACCAATCGTCCGTTACACTAAACCCGCAAATCTGATACGGGCAGAACCTCGGAGTATTTTTGTATATGCACTCCCTGCACATCACCACAGGCACAGCGTCCACGGTGGGAGCAGATGCAATAATTCGGCACAGCACACGTCCTGCGAAAGATTCCGCAATTCCGTCCGGCACAAGCTGACTGTTAATAATCTCCAATAGTGCATTCTTGCTGATCAGGTCATCCATTGTCATTTCACCTCCAACGTTACACCGAAGATATACTGCAGGACTTTCAATCCTTCAGGAGTTATACGGTAGACAACGGGACGTTGTTCGGGATAGGTTGCCATTTCGGCAAGTCCCTTTTTACAAAGGTCTTCCCAGCTTGCTTCATGTATGCATGCTGTGAAGTAATTGCGGTACACTGTACATTTCCATTGATTTTTCCGCAATTTTCTCGGTTCAAGACCAACTGCGTGACGCATATCGTCAATTTGGTCAATGGTGAGCTGTAACGTTTTGCAGTCAATCATGTGCATCCTCCTCCGGCGGTTCGGGCAGGGGCATCCAGTGGGTGAGAACGAAGTTGTTTGCGATTTTCCACTCTCCGCACAAATACTCCGCAGTTTCTGCCTGCTTTCTTCCGCTGCCGATCCAATATCCATAACACCAATACTCTCCATCCTCAGGCGGTTCGGGCTGCTCCTCCACGGGAATCCACCTGGGCACCTGGGCTTCGAGCTGCTGGATGTAGGCAAGCGTATCTTTCGTCAATACGTCGCAGCAAGAGTCTACCCCGTACTCTTCGTCCCTGTAGGGACATCCGTCACAGCTTCCGCTTCCGCAGCACACATTTCCCTTCTTGATCTCCTCAGGCTTCTTCACGATTCTCCTCCTCTCTCGCGTCCCCGGCCCACTGCTCAATCATTGCGCGAGCAATGCCGGGGAAAGTCTTGCTCCGATTTCTGGCCCTGTCTTTCGTGAACATCCCCCTATGCTGGTCTCCGTGCTTATGAGAGTACGATCCAGACGGGCACCATGTAGCTAAAGGCTCAACAACGCATGTAGGGACAAGAGGGTTAACCCCCTTGTCCCACAGAAGGGTTTTCTTGGAAAAAGGATGGCCGTAATGATAGGGCTGAACGGCTTGCGTTGGCTCTGGATAGTCAAAGATTTTTGAAGGAGTCGGATTTTCAATAACGATTTTGTCGCAATCCGCATTATAGATCGTCATGAAGAACGCTTTGCCGCACATACCATCAAAGTATCGCTGCAGGTTAAGCTTTCCGCCCTTGAAAAGATGCCTTGCTCCCGCATTTGACGTTTTTGTGCATGGAGGGAAGGCGATGATCATATCCCAGCGCCCCTTTATCTCGTGCCATTCGCCGTCCATTGTCTGAAACCGACAGTTACCATTCAGCAGCGGGATGACATCACCCTTGATGTGCCACTCAGGATGGCCGCCGGAGCAGTCCTGGATGTCACAGCTGTAGATTTCATGCCCATGGGCTCTTCCTTCAATGGTCACCGCCTGGGACTCCTCACAGGCGACAAGGATTCTCACAGCTCCACCCTCCTGTCGAAATACTCCCAAACGGCCCGCTTAACCCGGTCGCTGCTCTTGCTTGCTTTGATCCCTGCAAGAGGTACGCCGTGCATAAATGCCGCCCATCCAGGCCCGCGGCTGGTCATCACGTTTATCACTGTCACACTGGGGATGGGCAAGAATGTCCAGCAGTTACCGTTGCGGCTCCACATGGTCATTCGTCCAACACCCTCCCCACAATCTCATCCAGCTCAAACGCCCGCCAGTTCCCGCAGCTCTTCTCGCCCTCAGGGCACTCGCCCCTCACGCACCCGGGGCCCGCGTCCGCAAACAGCACCGGCGCGACCTGGTAGCACAGCCGCAGCATCTCATCCGCCAGCGCGCGGATCTCCCACTGCGCCCGCCGGCAGCAGCGCAGGGAGAAGAAGTGCCGCAGCTCACGCACGTTCATGGTCACCATCAGCCGCGTCTCACAGGCGCCGGGGAGCACAAAGCGCGCATCCTCGGCGGAGTCCTCGCCCAGGGCGTCCATCCAGTCCGTGTACCAGCGGGCCATCATGGCCATTTGGTTGTCGTAGCGCTTGACGGCCTCCTCGCCCAAAGCCGCGATCCGCGGCGGGGTGACGTAGGGAAAGCCGTCGCGCATGGCCACATAGCGCTGGGACTGCACCGAGAAGCTCGCCATGCGGTGCCGGGTGATCTGGGCCAGCAGCACGCGGCTCACGCCCTCGATGCCGAAGGTAAAGCTGGCGTGCTCAAAGACCGCTTCATGGCCCATCTCCCGCAGCTTTTCCACGAAAGCGGTCTGGTCTTTCTTGGAGACCTTTTCGCAAAGGCTTGCGATGTCGGCCTTGGAGTAGCACAGCCGCGCACCCATGGCGACCAGTTCCTCGGGGGACAGGGTGTGGCGGATCAGTTTCACATTCATGCTTCGGGTACCTCCCATTCCAGGCTCATGTCCGCATATGGACAGTCCTGAGTATTTCCACGGCTTTTGCGCACCTCGCGCAGGCCGGGTACCGTGTCCAGCGCTTTGCGCACCGGGCAGCGCTTGCTTTCGTCACGGCTCTTGTCGCAGCCCATCTGACAGGTGGCAAGCGCCTGATCGCAGATCGTCTGCATATGCTCCCATGCGATATTGCAATAGCCGCCCGTGGGTACAGCAGAGAGCGTGATATTCACGTTGTTAACGTTGTTGGCGATGGTGATCAGCTGGTTGGCCTGCACCTTGCGCACAAGGCCGTAGAGCATGTTGCGCGTCATGGGGGAGATCATGCTGGCTCGGCGCTTCTGGCCGCTTTCGCCAATGAGATCACCCAGCACGGGCATGCACTTGTCCAGCAGGTTGTCCGCCGTCGCGAAGCCGATCAGCGCCTCCACCTCCGCGCCGCACAGCCGGCGGCGTCCCTGCTCTTCGTCCAGGCTTTTGAGCGCCTTTTCGTCATACCACTTGTCCAGCTCGCCTCGGGACGTGGCTCGCAGAATCTTCATCTCGGGTTGTCCTCCTCTTGTTACACGGTCATTTTCATCTGCTCAGGATACATCCGCTTCTGCTCGTCCGCCAGCGCATCGCAGACAGCGGTGGACATGTGCACGGCCAGCGGATCGCCATGCCATTTCATTTTCATTTCATGCTGCTTTTTCATCAAATTCGGCCAGTAGGTACTATCGCCAGGTTCCGGCGGCGTTTCAAACTCGGCCAGCAGCCGGAAAGCGTCGCGCATGATCTCCGTGTTTTTTTCCGTCATGGCTTCATCCCTCCGTTTTTGAGTTAGTTACATGGGTCAGTTACGCAAAAAACGTAGGAAAATCAAGGGTTTGCGGTCTTTGGGTGTAACCGAGTAACCGACTTTTCTATAACTTTCTCCCAGGATAATTTTCTTTTTCTTTATTTTCTTGGTTCTCAGTTACAAAAAGAGAAAAAACGTAGGAAAATCAAGGGTTTGCGGATAACCGAGAGGCGTAACCGAGTGTAACCGACTCAAATCTCGGTTACGCTCAGAAGGGGCAGTCCGGCGGTTTATCCAGCGCAGTAAAGCGTTTGATCAGCACTTTTTGGATACCATAATCGTCAGTGCGCACTGTTTTTTCAGATCGCTCCCACCCTGGCACACGGGAAGCGATTTGCATAATTTCAATGGAGTCCTTCCGGCCAGGTCGGCCCTTAGAGTCAAGTCCGAGCGCCTTATCCCACAGTTCAATCACGCACACCATAGAACCGGGCGCTTTCCTGTCCATATAGCTGCGGATCATTCCAATGCGGTAATCATCTTCCATGGCATTTTCCTGCATCTCCCGAATCTCCGGCAGCAAATCCCGGCTCGCATAGGGCGGCAGCTTGTCCTCCAGGTATAGCGCCCGCGCCTCCGCCCAGCACTGGCGAATGTAGAGCTTGATTTCCTCCTCGTGGTTGAAAAGATCATAGCCCGTGCAGTGACAGCGGACAGGATAGAAGCGCCGGTTGCCGGTTTTGTCGGAGAGAAACTGTGCGTTGTTCGTCGTGCCGATGAAAATGCACCGGCGGGGTTTAGTCTGGGGATGGCGGTCGTAGGGCGCTCGGTAAGTATCCTCACGGCGGGTAATGTAGCTCTTGACGGCCTCCGCTTCCTTCACGCGGGTCATGGCCAGAAGCTCGCCCACCTCGCAGATCCAGGCGCCGGAGAGCGTTTCAATGCCCTCCCTGCCCGACATGTCTGTGACTTCCCGGAAAAACTCCTCCTCCATAGCCAGCCAGCGCACCAGCGTTGTCTTGCCCTCGCCCTGTTTCTCGCCGATAAGCACCGGCATGTCGTCAAACTTGCAACCGGGCCGGTATGCGCGGTGAATGCCGCCGGTAAAGATGAGCCTGGATACCTCGCGGGTGTAGGGCGTGTCGGGTGCTTTCAGGATGCGAATGAGGAATTCGGCGATCCGAGGCGTACCATCCCATCGGAGCGAGTCGAGCAGATCCGTAAGTGGATTGACCTGGTGCGTCTCAAGAAAGAGCCGGAAAGCGTCCAGAAGGTTTTCCTTGTGGGTCAGGCCCTGCCGCTGGAACTGCCAGCGAAGCGTCGCATCCTGCACGTCCGTCCAAGGCTTCCAGACCTTTTCTTCCGAGTCATAATGCTCCGCGCGCCCAGCCAGGCTGTTGTAGCGGATCGAACCGGAGAACTCCTCGTTGAGCCGGGTGAAGAATGTGTCGATGGTTGGCTTGGGCGGAGCCATGTCCTTTGTCAGGACGAGCGAGCTTTTGACGTCTCCATTCTCCACGTCTTCACCTCCTCCAATCTCTCATAGAGCATGCGTTTTTGATCCTCATAGTACAGGCACCATTGCTTTGCGTTCTCCAGATCCCACCACTGCTTCGCCGTGCGATCCGCGGGGGGGGTTGACTCCGCGTCGCGGTACACCTTCCACCAGACGTCGTATTCCGTTTCCGCAAAGCCGATTTGCTCCTGCACAAGGCGGAGCATGTCCGCCTTGTCCTTTTCAAACTGTGCCCGGGCTTCCTTTTCGCGCAGCAGGCCGGTGAGGGATTTATCCTTGTCATCCATCAGGCCCAGGCGGAAATGCTTGTCAATGGCCCTGACGGCCATGGCAAAGGAGCATTGCTCATGGCGCATCACGAAGTCGATCACGCTGCCGCCAGCTCCGCAGCCGTAGCAATACCAGCCCGAGCGATGCAGCTTGAGGGACGGCGTTTTTTCGCCGTGGAACGGACAGCCGATGTACCCGCCTCGGTTGGGATGATAACCATAGAGTGCGGCCAGCTCCTGTGCGGAGACCTGTTCCTTGATGGTGATGGCAGCGTCCTTGATGGTCATGAGATCGCGTCCTTTGTCAGCAGCTCCAGAATGCGCTTGCCGGTGGAGCGTGCGTCGCAGAAGAGAAACTTCACACCGTATTTTTCCTGCATGGTGTACATTGCTTTGCGCAGCCGGGCGGGGTCCGCCTTGGTCATGGGATCCCCGGCCCGGTGGTGGCGCGTAGTGCTCTTCCAGACGGGCGGCTTCCATTGGTCCAGCCGCCCGCCGGGGAGCACCTCCTCGGTCAGAATGATCAGCTCGATGCCCGCATCCCTCGCCAGCTCGCACTCACGCCGGAAGCGCTCATGCTGATGGTAGATGTCCGCGATCAGCTCCATCACGCCGGACTTGGTGTCAATGGCGACCTTGCCGTCGTTTGCCAGCTGGTAGTCGCCCACCAGCATCTTGGAGCGGATGACCTTGTGGCCGCATTTCTCCATGTAGGCGTTGATGTTCTTGTGCTTGCCCTGCTGGTTGCGGGTGTCCTCGATGATGAGCATTCATGACCTCCTTTCGATCAGAACGGCAGCTCGTCCGTTTCCACCGCCGCAAATCCGGCCATGGGTGCAGGTACGGCGGGCTTGTTGGGCAGCTCGCGGCGCTTCATGGGCCGCACCTTCCCGGCGCGCACATCATCCACCGGCACAAAAGCGCCGATCTCCGTCGTGATGCCCATGTTGCCGTTCATCTCCCACTCGCGCTCGCGCACGTTGATGCCCACCAGCTTGCCCTTGAACTGGCTCTCAGGCTGGTCGAAATCGAAGTGGAAGCCAGGGTTGGAAAGCTCAATCGCGCCCATGGTGGAGTTAAAAGCGCGCTCCTTCCAGGCGTCCTGCTCGGTGCCGTCGCCCGTGGGGATGTTCAGGCGGAACACGCCCTTGTAGGTCGTGGGGAAGGAGCTGGTCGCACCGGCCGCATACCGCTTCTGGTAGTAGCCCGCAGCCTCGCCCTCGATCACGTCCACCTGAAAGGTCAGGCGCTGGCCCCACTGGGTGTCCTCTGCCTTCGCGCCGAGAATCTGGCACACATATGCGCCGGGCGCCAGCGGCTCAAAAGAGCCGCCAGCCTGATAGTCCGCCTTGTAATTACCGAATCGCTTGATCATTCATCATTCTCCTTTTCTCTCTGGTCTATCGTCAACGGGCAGCGAAGCCCGATGGACTTATTGTGAAAGGGCAGGATTTCCGCCGTCATCGAGCAGCGAAACCGCGTCCCAGCGTTTTCTGACCGGCAGAAATCACAGAAATCGCAGCACACCCGGCCCTCGGGGAAGGCCGCCTCGTAGATCAGGCGGCCCACGACATACTCTGTGCAGCCGCTCATGCCGTCGCCCCCGTCCGAGCCTCCAGGCCGTAATACTCGCGGATCGTGCGGTCTACCATGGCCAGGTCGTTGTCGATCTCGAAGTCCTCAAACATGCCCATGGGGCTCTTGACCGTGTCCTGACCGTTGGTCTGGGTCACGAAGGTGTAGCGCCCGTCCTGCACGTGGGTCTTGAGCACGACGGTGAACATGCCCTCCACAGTGATCTTCTCATCCAGCATCCGCCCGATGGTCTTGATCTTCTCATTGCCGTTGGCGTCGCGCTCGATGTGGCTGAGGAAGTACACGATCTTGTCATCCGGCAGCCGCTGGATCACTGTCTGCACCAGCATCCAGAAGTTCGTGGCAATGTCGGTGAATTTCTGATAGCCCATTTCCTTGCAGCGGCGCATGTACTCGTTCGCCATGAGATACTGCGCATCGTCGATCACCGCCGACGGAGTCTGCATGCCCAGAAGGCCGTTTATGATGGCGTTGTAGTCGTCCGTGTTCTTCTTCCGCAGTTTGGATCGGAAGGGGAAGGGCTTGCCTTCTACGTTGAACACACCCACCTGCTCGGGCGCGAAATTGCGCATGCTGGCAGACTTGCCGCTGCCGGATTCACCAAGAATCAACACGGGGATACCCATTACCCGCACCTCCTTTTCCGGCCATCACTGCTAAGGCAGCGCTGGCTACGCTCGGTCATTGCAAGCAATGCCTCTCGCTTGTGCGTCATACGCCGCACCTCCAATCCGCAAAGTCGCTCTCGCATTTATCCGTCACAAACTCCGCCAGCCGCTGCTCCAGCCAGTCAGGATCCGGGGCCAGCAGTGCGCGGAAGCAGTCCATCGCGTCGTCCTCCGACTCCAGCACCCAGCGCAGAAACTCGCGTTGCTTTTCCTCCCGGGCCACATAGCGCAGCCGATCGGCATGGGTGGCCGTGTTCACCGCGCACACAGGGCAGAAGGAGCGCCCGTCCGCGGTGGGGTCGTTGTAATAGCGGTCATAGCCCCGGCGGCCCCAGTCAGGGTCGCACCACCAGGTGCCGTCGGCATTGCGCAGCCACTCGGTTTCGCAGGTGGGGCAGACGCACCTTTCCGTCCGGGTGATCTTACGGGCAAGAGTAGTCATGGATATCGCGCTCCTTCCGGGTATTCTGCTGATAGTCATAGCCGCCAGCGTAGGGCCGGCGCGTCTTGTGAGGTCGGAAGTGTTCCTGGCTGTCCGGGCAGTCACAGCGCTCGCCCGGGTCCAGGTTGGCCCCGCAATGGGGGCAGGTGTGGTAAATCACTTGCATTCCCTCCCGTGATGTGTTAAAATGAGGGTGAATCTTTTACTCGGGATTCGCGGACGGTTCCTCCCGTCCCAGGATTGTGGATGCTCCAACATCTGCAATCCTTTTTTCATTTGCCCGTAAACCACCAAATCAGCAGCAGCCCGAGCATCCACAGGGTCATCATCCCCAGGGTCTTCCAGTATTCCTTGCCCTGGAGCGTGGTGCCGTCCACCCATTCCCGCTGACGACGGCGGCGGTGGATGATGGGCCGGGGCGTGGGGCGGTGGGGGCAGTTAAGCGGCCTTCCGCCGGGCCTTGATGCGCCGTTTTGCATTTTCTTTCTCCTGTTGCTCTCGGATTCGGTTCGCCTCGCCGTAGGGCGGAAAGTAGTCGGGCAGCTGCTCGTGCGGGATGCAGAGCAAATCCATGATCTGATAGCACTCCGCCAGCGTCCAGGGCTCGTGGCCCATCATGCGCTTGGAGACGTAGGTCACGCCCCGCAGGAGCTTCCGGGCCAGGTATTCGCAGTCGATGTCTATGGCGGCCATTGCACCGCGCAGCTTTGCATGGGGCTTCATGCCGCGCCTCCTTTCACTCGAAGGATCACATCGCCGATCCGGTCCCGCAGCGCCCGGATGCTTGCCATCGCCCATTCCGGCGCTTCCGGCTTGCGGTTCAGGTCCTCCACAATGCTGCGCTTCAGGGCTTCCAGCCCGTCCAGCGTCCCGCACCAGACCAGGCGGCCTTCGGGGTTGATGATCTTGTACATCTCGTAGATGCGGCCGGTGAAGATGGTCTTGATTTGCCAGCCGGGGTTAATCATCCGGGCCTGCCTCCTCTTCCTGCTCTTGCATGCGCAACTCGTAGACCTTGCGCTCTACCAGCTCCACGCGGGAAAGTGCGTCGCGCAGCAGCAGACTGATAAGCTCCTTCTTGCTCATAGCGGTCTTGTACGCCAGGCAGTTCAGCTCATCCAGCACGTCGAAATCCACGCGGATGAGGTTGTTGCGGGTGTCCTGGGTCCGTTCGTTGTGCCGGGGAAGATAGATGGTGTTGGATTTCATGTGTCTCCCTCCATTTGTCTTTTCATTTCCTCCGAAAGGCTTTGCCCGGCGCTGGCGATGTCGGCGCTCAGCTTCAGAATTTTTTCAGCCATGGACTTGTCGTCAATGTATCCGTCTGCCGCATCCCGGAGGATTTTTGCCTGATCGTCAATCAGGTCTTGCATGCTGGCGAAGATCTTCATGATAGACTCGCGCAGGTCAGGAGCTGTGGGCGGGGCCATTCGATCACGAAAGCCGTCGTCATTGGAGTGCATCCAGGCATACCAAAGACCAGGGCTTCCATATGCGTCCTCCATCCGGCTCACATCCGCAGATGTGGGCTTGCTGCTGTCCTTCGGGTCTTCCCAGCGCTTGATCGTGTCCTGCGACACGCCCAGCGCATCACCCGCCTGCCATCGTGTCAAATTGGCGGATTCGCGCGCTTTTCGCAGGTCGGATTTGGTGCATTCTGCCGTGGGGATCACCTCCTTGGTGGGGTATAATGGGGGTGGGGGTTACAATGAAAACCCAAGTGCAGAGCCGATTTTGTTGAACAAAGGCTTGGCAAGTGTGATGCAGAAACCGTCATTTTCGATCTCAATACATTCCACTTGGAAGTCAGAGCAGGCGACGACGGTCCATGCGTCCATAGGCACTTTTGTTTCATCGATGGCAATAGTAACGTTCCTGTGAAAATCGACCAGCTTGAGGATCTGTATCAAAGTCATGTTGATCTTGTCCTCCTCCTTTTTACAGTGTCAGGAATCGTTCAGCAGGTCGTCGACCTTGCAGTTGAGAAAGCGGGCAATCGCAACAAGATCGTCAATGTCAGGCTTGCGTCGTCCGAGCTCCCAGTGGCTTACAGCACCTTGGGTAACGCCAAGAGCTTCGGCAAACTCTCGCTGCGAAATCCCTCTCTGCTCACGAATGCGCTTGATAGCGTTCATTTCTTTCACCTCCGATCTATACATTTCGTATAGCCTGACTGTATTATACTATACACTATACGCATTGTCAATACATTTTGTAAAGAATTTTTCCGTTTTGTATAATTCTCTTGCTTTACGGTTCGTATTGTCTTAAAATACTTGCAGAGGTGTTTATCATGATTCGAATTCGGGAAAAAAGACGCGCTATGGGAATGACTATGAAGGAGCTTGGCCGACTTGTCGGAGTATCCGAGGGAGCCATTTCCCACTATGAAACGGGTAGGCGTGAGCCGGATCCGGAGATGCTTAAGCGCATTGCAGACGTGCTTGGTGTGACTACGGATTATTTGATTGGAAGAGATAGCCCCGCTTCGGTCAACCTGGTCCCCGACGTATCCAGCTCCATGCCGGCCACCCCCGACATGCGGATCGCGGTCACAGGCCCCGATGGCATGACGCAGACGCTCCTGCACGAAACCGCGCACTACACAGGCTCCAAGCCTGCCCAGGCTACTCAGCAGGAGAAGATCGCCGTGCTGGAAAGGGACCTCTACGAAATGCTTAACCCGCACCGCGCGTCCAGGATCGCCGAGGCAGCGGAGATTTTGCAGTCTATGACGGACGAGGAATATAAAATGGCCCTGAACGTGCTCAGGGCCATGAAGAAGTGAGGGGATAAATATGAAGAAAATCATTTCTTTCATTCTGTGCCTTACTCTTTGTTGCTCAGTTGCTTTTGCTGAAGTTGATCTGTCTGGCATGTCCTACGATGAATTAATTGCTCTAAAAAATCAAATCAATCTTGCCATTTGGAACAGTCAGGAATGGCAGGAGGTCACTGTGCCGCAGGGAATATGGGTGATTGGCGAGGATATTCCCGCTGGACATTGGACGATTTCTGCGCAAAGTTCCGCATACGTTCTTGTCACATACGGCGAACTGCTTGATGATACGGGCAGAAGCGTATCGCCTTGGAGCAGCACCTATGCGATTGAGACCATTATCGGCGAGAAAAGCTGGTCATATAACGAAAACGCAATCAGTCAAATTGATTTGGTTCTGAAGGATGGCTGTTACTTGGGAATAGACGGCGGAAGCGTCATCTTTACTCCTTACACCGGCAAGCCCAGTCTTGGATTTAAGTAATGAAACGCATTCTGTTTTTGTGTGGGCTTCTGCTTTTGTTTTCCATGGCTTTCGCTGAAGGGCTTGCCCTTTCCCCCGGCTCCCACACCTCTGGCTCCTCCTTCTCACCCGGCTACTGGTACATCCAGCCTGCCGAGGGCGAGATCATCCTCATTACCTACCGTCTCCCCGAGGCTGATGAGCAATCGCTGATCCTCACCGGCCTCAGCCATCCATTCGGCGGCGCCAAGGTGACTACCGCTATTAATATGGAGCTGCCGGAGGGCACAACGCTGACCGTCTACGGCGGCGACGCCATCCTCCAGCCGGGGCAGAAAAGCCTGGTGTGGGTGTCCAAGTCCGGCTCCAAGTATCACAAAGTTGCGGATTGCTCCAAGATGAAAGAGCCTCAGTCCATGACGGAAGCCGAGGCCCTTGCGGCAGGGAAGGAGCCTTGCTCCAATTGCTGCAAATAAAAGCAGCCTCCCCGGATCCCCAGGGAGGCTGATTATATAAGAGGTAGAAATGGATGTATTAGATGCGCTGAGATACTTTGCATCTTTGGAGGGCAAGTCCTTTCGAGACATCCCAGACGAAAAGAAACCCTTGTTCCTTGAGCTGAAGCACATGGGCCTTGTCGAGGCTGCTTTCCCGGGCGCAATCGTCCGCCTGACCGTAGAGGGCCAAATGCTTTTAGCTGAGGACGAAAAGCGCCGCAAGGCCCAGGAGCAGCAAGAGGCCAAGGAGCGCGAGCAGCAGGCTCTTGATGCACAGGAGCGTGCGGAAACAGCTCGTAAGGATTTCTGGCACAAAGCCTGGAAGAAGGTTGTCTGGGCGCTGATCGTCCCCGCCCTGACCTTCACAGGAGATAAGATACTCGGTTGCCTGAAGGATGTAGTACCGAAGGTGGCTGCGTTCTTCAAAGAGCTTTTTCAGCAAAGTCATCCATAACACCTCCAAGACTCTTGATTTCTTTCAGAGCCGCGATGGCTTCATCCACTTCATTATCGCTCATTTCCAAAAGAATTTCAATGGCTTGTGTCACATCGCGGCTCATGGTACTACCTCACTTTCGTCATTTCATGATAGAAGTTATCATTATTCTATGTTCTTTTCGAAAATCTATGCGAATTTTATGAAAATCATCATTATTCTTACAATTTTTCTTCCGGCGGAATCCTGAAAAAGCTCCCATTATGCGCAGGAGCCAGGATCCTGCCCGCCAGGTAAATAGCCTGCTGCTGCACTTCCGGCAGCTCCTCCACATCGGCGATGAAGTCAGTCACGAATTCCACGGCTCTCTCGGCCAGGCTGCTGGCACGCTGGTGCATTTCCATCATTTCAAGGGTCATGGTGGTCATTTAGTTGTCCTCCTTTGTTCTTAGGCTTGACGGGCCGCCATCGTCCGGCGGTCTTGATCCTGCTGCGGGTGGGGGATGCCAGAGGTTTGTGGTGCATCGGCTGTCGCCTCCTTATGGCCCCAGCATACGCCTACAAAATTGGTACTACAATACCCCAAATCAGATCAATTTTTTGTACAACGCTTGTACAAATTTTTGTACTTTATTTTGTAATCAGGACGGTGATTTTGTATGGGGAGCAAGCCGCAGACCCTTGCGGAGTTTCATTTCGACAAAGAAAAATCCGGCGAGATTCTTCGCCGGTGGGTGGATGAGAGCGGTTATACCCGCAACGAAATCGCCGAAAAGGTGGGCATGTCCGTCCATACGCTCAACAACTCGCTGTATGGGAAAGTTCAGGATTTGTCTGTCGATCGCACTTTCAAAATTGCTGTCGCCACAGGCCATAGTGTGTGCGAGTATATCCGCCTCATGCTGCAGGATGAGAACATCGATTTCGCGGAAAGCATCCACGTCCTGCGCGATGTGGACATGACCCTTGTCAAGTACACCGAAGCTGTCAGCCAGCATACGCCGGTGCCTCCGGCTGATCCTCCGTCCGACGCCATGCTGGACCGTTTTAAGCGGATCTACGATGTGACCATCGGCCAGCTCCGCGATCAGGTGCAGCAACTCAAGGATTCACGCGAAATCATGCGCCAGCAGTACCAGCAGCAGCTCGAAACCATGGAGCGTCAGCACGTCGTCCACAACACCTCCATGGAAACGCATCACGCGGAGGCTATGCAGAGAGCGGACCGCGAAATCGAGCGCCTGCAAAAGCAAAACGCTCGCCTTCGTACTGCGCTGATCATCGAAACGAGCGCCATCGGTCTGCTTTTCTTCGTCGATGCCCTTGTGGGGGATCGGGGATGGATCCTGCGCAGCATTCTGAATCTTGGGGACAATGGCATCTTTTCTTTGAGGGGATAATATGGCAAAAGAAAGACGCTCCGAGGCAATTTGGGTCGAGACCCGCGAGCGCTGGCAGATCAACGTCCAGCGTGACGGCAAACGCAAGACGTTTAGCAGCTCCATTCCTGGTCGCCGCGGAAAGCACGACGCAGAGGAAAAGGCCGACGAATGGCTCGACGCCGGCCAGCCGGAGGACATGCGCTTCGATGCGGCGTGGGCCGAATACCTTGAGTACATCCGCCGAAACACTTCGGCCAGCAACTACAAGTCCATCGACAGCATTGGTCGGAACCACTTCCTTGACGATGAGACTGAAACGCGCCTGTCAAGAAAAAAGATGTCCCGCATATCCGTCAAGGATATCCAGAACATCATCTCTACTGCGGGAGAAAACGGGCTATCGAAGCGGACATGCAAAAACATCCGCGACAAATTCTCGTCCTTCCTCTTTTTCGCAAAAGGCCAAAAGTGGGAATACAACATCGACATGTCCCATGTCACCTTGCCCACAGGCGCAAAGGACGCTGTCCGCACCATTGTCCAGCCGGATCAGCTGAAAAAGCTGTTCGCCGTCAGCACCTACATCGACCATGGCAAGGAAAAAGAGTGCTTTTATATCCACGCCTTCCGCTTTTTGGTCATTACCGGCTACCGGCGCGGTGAGCTGTGCGGATTCCGCCGGGAGGACTACGACAGCCCGGTTCTTACTGTCCGCCGATCGATCAACGAGCTCGGCGAAGAAACACCCGGCAAAAATGCCAATGCCCGCCGAGCGAATGTCCTTTCCCGGCATGCACAGAAAATCCTCGCCGATCAGGAGCAGATGCTCAAAGACCTTGGCATTATATCGCCCTGGCTCTTTCCCGGTCCTGACGGCAATCGCCTTGATCCTAAATCGCTTTACGGTGCCTGGCGCAAAGGATATGGAAAGTATCATGGCATCAAGGTGTCCCTGCACGAGATGCGGCACACCTTCATCTCCATCGCCAAACTGGAGATGCCGGAGATGCTTCTCAAAGACATCGTGGGCCATGGAGCCGACATGGACACCGGCCTCACCTATGGCCACGAGGTGGACGGCGAAAAGCAGCGTGCAGCTGACATTATCGACGACATCTTCACTCGCATCCTATCCGTATAAGGTACACGTTTTGGTACACGTTTTGGTTTGCATAACGGCATAAAAAAGTTTCACGATCGCATAAAAATAGCATGATGCGCACTGTATTTTATGCGGCTGTATAAGTGGTTTATGCAGTGAGATACAACCTGTTTGGGTTCGAATCCCACCGTCTCCGCCACTTGAAAGCCTTGAAACGTAAGCGTTTCAGGGCTTTTGTATATTATGCAGTACACACTTTAGTACACGTTTTGGTTTTTCTCCACACAAAAGCCGCCCCTCCCGGGGCGGCCCTTTTTCATTCCTCATCCTTGGCGATATACTCCCGATACCTCGCCAGCTTCCCATCCACCGCGTCCGGATCCTCCAGGAAAGCCTTTGCCATACCGGCGTAGAATTCCATGTTGTCCACACCCAGCTTCTTGGCCACATGGCAGTAATCGGAGTACATCATATTCAGCACCACAAAGAAGTCGATGACGTTCTGCTCGCCGCTCACGCCGTAGTTGCCCGCGTACTGCCGGATCTCGTCATAGCTCCAGCGCTTGCCCGGGCGGCCATCCTTGGTCCGCATCTGATCGACCCACTCCTCGGCCTCCTCCTTCGTCAGGTGCTGGCCCTTTTCCTTGTGGGTCTTGCCCTGCTGGAAGCCGATCATGCGCTGACCCTTGTCCTTGCCCTGGGCATAGTCGTGCATGCTGGTGATGTTATTGCTGCGCATATCGCCGTCGCCCCAGGGCCAGCCAGGGCGCTGCATGCGCGGCGAATCGTCCTCTCCATCGTCGTCCTGCATCGAGCGGCGACCATCGTCCATGTTGTCCCACACAAACCCGCCATAGCCGCCCATGTGAGGATCGTGGGGGCGATCCGCGTACTCTCTTTCCCGCTCGCGCATTTCGTTGCCCTCCACATAGGAGGGAGTGCCGCCGGGATGGTAGCGGGCCTCGGGCGATCCGCCGCCCTCCATGTACCTGCCGCGCTTGTCCCTGCGCCGGCGCATCTCGGGCATGGTGTCATAGCTGCCCATGCGCATGCCGCGGTCTCCGCCCATTTGCCCGCCGTCAGGCCTGGTCACCTTCGCCAGCGCCAGCATCTTCATGCCCGGATTCATCTTTGCCATATCGCCACCTCCTTACGCTACCCGGGTCAGCACAAGGCTGGCCTCGTTGACGGTGATCTCGGTATCGCCGGTGTTCGCCAGGCCCACCGTGACGGACGCGCCGCAGGGCACCGTCAGCAGCGCCGTGGTCGCCAGCTGGCCCACATCCGCCGCCGCAGTGATGGTCTGTGCCATGGTGGTTCCGGCCAGCGACTCGCCGTTGACAGTGATCGCCAGGGTCGCATCCGTGGCCGCCGTGTCAGAGGTTACCTGAGCGCCGACGCTGACCATGTAAATGCCGGGGCGGGAGATGAGGAACTGGGCGCTGCCGTCCTCATGGTTGAGCCATCCACCGTTGCAGCGGCAGGAAGATCGGGTCTGGGCGCGATGGCCCGCAAAAGGCACCCGTGCGCCTGCAGCCACCACAATGGGAGTCACGATGAATGCGTTGATCATGTCAAATCTCCTTTCATAAAATCAGGGGCGGATACTCTCCGCCCCTTCGGTCTGTCGTGGGGAATGGCGGAGCGCCAAACATTCCCGGAATGGATTTAGCTGTACTGGTTGCAGGTGGTGTATCCGCCGTAGCCAAGCTGCACCTGGCCGCAGGCATTCAGCGGGAAGTTGATCGGGGTGGGAGGCTGCACCAGGTACGCAGGGGTCGGGCAGTCAGCGCCCAGGCGACGCAGCAGGGTCGCGGTCTGGGCCTCCTGATTGGCGGTGATGAAGGCGTTCTGGGCAGACTGGCTGGCC